TATTAAAACCGCTCTGTTATAGTCGAAAGGTCGATGTCCCAATAAGATAGAGCGAAAATCAGCAGCGCCAGTAGTACCGGTATCAAACCTGACACCGTTAACAGTTTTAAGTATCGGAAGCAATAAATCATGTCTACAAACGTCAAGAGCCGATAAAGCAGCGATATCCTGAGTTACGTTTTTAAAGATGTATATACTAAAACCATCTATCAGGCGTAATCTAAAAGCATTACCTGTCACCTGTGTTGAAACGGCGTCAGAATAAGTCGTTCTGCTTTTGGAAGTCTCAGCATCTCCAGCTACTACGAAAATCCAATAGTCATTTAAATTTTGTTTTGTGTACTGCTGTATAGCTCTATCAATATTAACCGCGCCGGTTATACGAACAGCGCTCGAAACATTTCCGCCAGAATAGGCGCCATCAATAAAAGTGCCTGTAATCGTAAACGTATCAGTGTCAATAACGGTCGCTGACCATCTACCATTAATGCCGTCAACTCGGTTCTCATATAAAACCTCGTTTGTATTTAGAATTGGTAAGCTATTAGTACTCTGTACTTTAAAATTACGTCTGTTTGGTACGTCAACAAGTGTAAAACTATCATTCCATGCTGAATCAGTGAAACCTGCAAGTTCAATTGTGGCATGGTCTGGCCAGTCTAAAGTTAGATCGTGATCCGTTCCGGTTGTAAATGTAAATACAAGCCCATCTTGAGAAACAGCACTAATAGGAGTATGAGTAACAACGTCAGATATAGTAATACTGGCACCAGTGACCAGACCATGCGCAACGCTTGTGTCTATTGTTGCCGTTCCGCCAGAAGCAGAAATAGACGATATACTTAAGTTCGATGCAAATAAATCCGTATATTTAGGAAGTACCGAGCGAAGTTGATTTATTATGTCTGTTATTTTCATATTTTTGTTATAGCTGTTTGCGTGTGGAATGAAAGGCTGTTATAATTGTCGCGTTCTTTCTCTTTGGCGGTTCTTGCCACATGTGGACGAGGTTTCATTTTTTGTGTGCCTTCTTCGAGAAACTTACCGTATTCTTCTCTATCTCCAAATTCGCACTGATAATGACCACTTACACGGAAACCGGCTGTATTTGCTAAAGAACCAGTCATATTAGCAGGTGCTTCCCCAGGTGCAGAAGCTTGGTGTAATCTACCACGAAACGGATAAAGACGACCAGTTTTATTTTTGCTGCGTATTAATTTTCTAAGGTGCCGTCTATTTTCAACACCTATTTCGTGCAGTCCTGCACGTATGCCAGCGTGAAAGCGTTTACCGGCTTTTCTAATGGTGCCGAATGTTTTTCGGTTTTTGAAATCTGCTTTTATCTGTATCATGTATTTGCGTCGAGTGTTTCATCACCGAGCAAGCGCGTTGACAATTCAAGGTACTGAAGACGTTTGTCGGGATCGCGTATAAATAAAATTTTGTAAGCTTCTCCATCCCATCGAATTATATTCTCTGAGGTTATGGAATCATCAAAACGGACTATAAAAACATGTGTGGTTCCGTCAGGGACATTGACACCGTCAAAATAGGCAACACCGTTTCTAACTGTCGGTGTTTCCACAGATGCCCACATCTCTGTTCCTGCGTCGTATTCCTCAGTAAAAGATACAGAGTCAAAATCGGGCGGTGTTATAACACGCGTGTGGACAGTAATAAGCTCGCGCATATCACCGATACCGTATTTTTTCAATCTTCTTCGTCTTACTGATCTTGTAGGCATATTAAAATGTATTTATTATCTTATACTTATGATACAGCATTTTAGCTTCAAGCGGCATACGAAGACCACCTTCGGCAATCACATCACCTCTATTTTCATATAAAAAAGCAATGTGAGCCATAATACCGTGCTTAAGCGTTTCTGGTACATCAGCGGCAGCACCATAGCCAGCTACAAATGTAACCTTAACAGGATAAGGATAATCGGTATTTGGATCTGCATCAGCTATTCCATTAGGGAAAAGTAGTCGAGAATAACCGTTATTCTGTTTTAATTTATAATCGGTGAACGCTGAATAAGCGCCGTCTGAATATACTTCAACTGAAGTTATTGACACAAGAGGTGCGCGGCGTAGCTGTAAAAAGTAATAGGTTTCTCGATTTGATGCGTCAAGTCCGCTGAAAAAACCTTCGAAAGTGCGTTCAACGAAAACACGATTAGTATAACGTTCACCAGCATCAACAATACCTGGAAGCATGGCAGTGATCAGTGTATCGTCAGCGGATACACGTATCTTAGCCCATGCTTTTGCTTCTGCTAATGTTACCGGTACTTCGCTCGCCGGTGTTGTTATATTATAATAGTCATCAATCATTTTTCTTTTTACGTCCGCGCTTTTTTGGTTTCTCTTTAACTGGTCCCTGTTCATCGATTGTTTTTACAATCGGTTTAACAACGGCTATAGCCCATTTTACATCAATAAGCTTTTTTGCATCAGCATCAGGTAAGTCGGCGGTTTCACCTTCAACACATTTAACGTAAGGTCCGCGTGCCGGATCTAAAGCGTAAAGTGCGGTTTTTAAAAATTTAACTTTCAATTGTATATCCTTTCAAAGAAGTGTGCGCCTGCCGTCTGTCGGCAGCTAACAGAGGACAGGCGCACTGCCCCGGCCACAGGGAATTGTTAGCTCTGAGCGGTTGGCATCTCTTCTGCGCCAGCAACAGCTACAACAGCCAGGCTTGCGCCGGTTGTCGTAGATGTGGACACAATAGAAACACGTACATATCGTTTGGTACTGTGTACGCCTTCTTTAGCGAGCACACCGCCTTCGGCTAAGGCGGCAGTAAGCGCAGGAAGTGTACCGTATACCAACATCGCGCTGTCAACATCGGCGGCATCGGACAAGCCCGAATCATCACCGTGTTCGATTTTCATCGTATAAGTGCCATCGGTGTACGCGTATGCGAACATTGCGAAATACAATCCGCCGTCATAATCCTTTGTGTCGATAATTGCACCGGTTGTGGTTGTGTCAGAGCTAATAGCTTGAGGTTCCAAAGCATTGATAGCCACTTGTTTCGTAGCTTGTTCTTTTACAGGCATTTTTATCCTCCGATCAGAATTTTAAAAAGGAGGGTATCGGCTATTGCGTCCACCCTCATTTGTAAGTCAAACGTTACGAATTGATTTTCAGGATCTTACCAGCAGCATAATCAGTTACAGCACCACCGACACGCTTGGTGGTATAGAACTTTGTGTAAGGCTTCGACGTATATGGATCACGCAGAATTCTAATACCGAGACGATCCACAATTGTGTAAAAAGCCTGCCAGTCGGCGTAGACAACGGCCAACGCATCACCTGCAACCGCTGGCATATCGGACATGAAAATCACGCGAGAACCAAGCAGGATTTTCTCGGCACCGTCTTTCAAGACATTCGGATTCAATAGATACTGCCCCTGGCTGTCTTTAAGCGTCATCACATCGGTGAAAGTAGCGCGACGCATGCCAAAAGCGGCACCTGCTTGATAATCTTCAAGCAATGAATTCTGAAGGGTGATAAGATCATCAGCTTCGTCCAAAGTTCCAGCCGTACCAGTTGCGGTAATTTGCTCAACCTTATGACGTTCATACACACCAGCAGCCGTCCAGGCTGGATAGCTCAAGAAACCTTTAGGCTTCTTAGAACCGTCACCGGATACAAAACCGGTATTTTCAAGACGACTGAACTTACGTCCTACTTTCATATTATGCCATGCTTCGATATCAAAACCTGCGTCGTCAAGCATCTTCTGTGTTGCTTTTGGACTCGCGTACTGTTCGTGCACTGGAATCTGAATCAGACCAACCTGAGCAGAAGCAGTGTCAGGCCTAGACTCAACTTCTCCAACCCAACCGGAAGCTGGTTCGTCGTCATCGAGGACGATTTCCCACACATCAGAATTAGTTGTAACAACACTGCATTCTGGCCTAACCGGCGATGTTTCGAACAGGCGTGTGCTTACCTTATTCGAGCGGTCAGGCATGATGAAGTATCCGCCGTCAGGTCCAGACCCTGCAACCAAGTCCTTTTTGTGGAAAGCGAGTTGCTCATCGTCGGCACCAAGTAGGGCAGCATCAACATGTGCCTTGCACATGGACTCTACCATATCACCGTCAATGGGATTGCCTTTGCGCATATAATTGAGCATAGCGCTCTTATACGCTTTCGCCTGCTTAGGATCTTTGCCATCGTGACCACCGTTGCGTGCGATAGCAAGTTCAATAGCGTCCAAGCGCTCCTTGTGATCCAAAGCAGCAATCTGCTGTTTCATCTCCTGAATACCTTCAAGAGCTTTTGCAGCTTGTTCGGCATTTTTCTTGACATTTTCAAAGTCAAGCCCGTCATAGTCCTTTTTCAGGCGATCATTGGTTTCCTGAACGTGCTTCACCTGATCACCGATTTCCGACAGTTTTTCAATTACTTTGTCACTCATTTTTACCTCCGAATTTTGGTTAATAAAGAATCTAACTGTTTAATAACTTCAGCATCTTCGACACCATCTCGGTGATCGGTTAGCGCTTCATCTCGAAGCCCCGCCGATTTAATAGCTGATATAATGGCAGGTGCCATTTTTTGCGAAAACCTGGCACCTTTCCGAAACAATTTTTCAAGTGTCCTTTCGTCCACACATGATAAATCATCGATCCTAAACGCCTTTCCGAAAGGCGATTCGAGTCCCATCTTGTCATAATAG